GTTGATTTTGGTTTTTCCAATTGACGATCAGTTTCACGTTGTGCCGCATTTCTTTTTGCCTGCGCAGGGCATCAGAGAGCGCAGCGAAAGCGAAAAATACCCATACGACACATGGGCTAAACAAGGTTATCTGACGCTAATTGACGGGCCAGTGATTATTCCAAGCTTTATTGCAATGGCGGTTGCTGAAATTTCGCAAGACTACGACTTGCAGCTTTTGGCTTATGACCGATGGAGAATACACGATTTTCAGCGCGAGTTGGACAATATCGGCGCGCAAATACCGATGGCGTCGTTTGGTCAGGGGTTCAAGGATATGGCCCCTGCGGTTGATAAGGTCGAACGGCTAGTGGCCGAGCGCAAATTGCGTCACGGCGACAATCCGATTTTAAATATGTGCGCGGCGGGTGCTGTGATTGAGCAAGACCCGGCAGGCAATCGGAAGCTGACGAAAAAGAAAAGTTTGAGCCGCATTGATGGCTTGGTCGCTTTGTCGATGGCGTTGGGCTGCATGTCCACAGAGGGCGAGATCGTGATGACGTCGCCTTGGGATGATCCCGATTATCGGCTGGCGGGTTAGGAGAAAAAATGGGCATTTTTGACCGATTTATAGGGCAAGAGGCGCGCAGTTTAGAAGATCCGACCGCAAAAAACAGCACAAAAGATTTTCTGTCGGTCATGGGCTGGGGCGATTTTGCCGCTGCGTCTGGTGTTACTGTAAATGTTGATACTGCAATGGGCGTGCCTGCAATATGGGCGGCTGTCAACTTTATCGCTGGCACGCTGGCTGGCTTGCCGCTGCATGTTTATCGCAAAACTGACGCAGGTCGTGAGCGGGACAATGAAGGTTTTGGGGCCACGATCAACACAGCTGTCAATGACGAAATGTCATCGTTTGAATGGCGCAAATATATGTTTGAGCAGGTACTGACCGGCGGTCGTTCAATCACCTACATTGAGCGCGATGGCAGCGGCAATGTGCGCAATTTGCACCCAGTTGATCCAAATGGCGTGCTGGTCGAGCGCAAGACAACATCGCAAGGCTTTCCCGCCAAAACATATCGCTACAATCAGCGCATATTTAAGGCGCGCGACATCATCGACCTGACGTTTATGGTCAAAGCAAATCAGCTTGATCCAAGAGGACCAATTGCGACCAATAAAGATGCAATTGGAATGGCGATTGCCGCGTCACAATATGGCGCAAAGGCGTTCCAAAGCGGCGGCATTCCACCAGCGGTTTTGCAGGGTCCATTTCAGTCAGGTGCTGCGGCGTCACGCGCGTCAGAGGATGTTGCAGCGGCTACAGCCAAATTGGCAAAAGAAGGCAGGCCAATCATGGCTTTGCCGCTTGGTCACGAATTAAAATCTGTCGGATTTTCGCCAGAGCAAATGCAATTGATTGAATTGCAAAGATTTAGCATTGAGCAGATCGCGCGCATTTACAGCTTGCCGCCAATCTTCTTGCAAGACCTGACCCGCTCAACGTTCACAAATTCAGAACAGCAAGATTTGCATTTCGTTAAACACACTTTGAAGCGGTGGATCGAACAGGCCGAGCAAGAGATGAACCTCAAGCTATTCGGTCGCGGGTCAGATCAATATGTTGAATTTAACGTCGATGGATTGCTGCGCGGCGACTTTAAAACTCGGATGGAAGCCCATGCAACCAGCATTCAGAACGGCATCAGAACGCCAAACGAAGTGCGCGATTTGGAAAATATGTCAGCGCGCGATGAAGGCGACGATCTGATGATCCAAGGCGCAACTGTTCCTATTAAAAATCAAGTGATCGGAGATCAAGATGAGTAAAGAAATCAGAACGCTTGATACTGGCGTTGAAATCCGAGCCGACGAAAATGGCATAAAAGTCTCTGGATATGCGGCGGTTTTCGATGAGGAAACGAACATAGGCGGTCAGTTTATGGAAAAGATCGCGCGCGGCGCATTTGTTGACGCTGTAAACCGCGATGACGTTGTGTTTTTGATTAATCATGAAGGTTTGCCGCTTGCGCGCACAAGGTCAGGCACGTTGACGCTGCGCGAGGATGAGCGCGGTTTGTATATGGAGTCGAATCTGGATGAAAACGACCCAGATGTGCGCGCCCTGGTGCCTAAGATGAAACGCGGCGATCTTGACAAAATGTCGTTTGCATTTCGCCCAACTCGGCAAAGCTGGGATGACAGCGGCAACATACCGACGCGGACAATTGAGGAAGCCAGTTTGTATGACGTCAGCATAGTCACAACGCCTGCATATGACGGCACTGAGATCGGCTTGCGGTCGCTAGAAGCGCACCGAGCAGATCAGCAAATCACGCACGCCAATCGTCGGCTGCGGATGAAATCCAAACTTTAATTAAGCCAACAGTTTAACCGCGCCCCGGCGCGCTGAAAAACGGCGCATCCCGCTGTTTGCCCTATCCCCTGCGCCTTGGGCAAGCGCTTCGGACTGAACGTCGTGATGACGTCCACATCCTTTAAATGGAGGCCCATAGATGGCTAACGCAATCGAATTGCGGGAGAATATGGCGCGTATCGCGACCAATGCCCGTGCAAAATTAGACGAAGTTCAAGACAATACACCAGAAGATCGCGCCGCTGAAATTGAGCGTGAATTTGACGCCATGATGGCTGACCACGACGCTCTAGGTCAACGCGCCGAGCGAATGGAAAAAGCTGACGCGGCAATCGCCCGGTCAGAAGAAATTGACTATTCCAAGCGTCCACAGTTTGAAGATCGCAGCGCGCCTGCGGTTGATAACGGCGTTTCAATTTCTTATCGCTCTGCGTTCTGTGAAATGATCGCGAGCGGTGGTGTTGCAAACATGAGCATTGAAGCGCGCTCAGTTCTGGAAACAGAAAACCGCGTTCAAACGGCTGGCACAAACTCAGCAGGTGGTTTTACTGTTCCTGTTGAACTGGCTGGCTACATTGAAAAGGCAATGCTTGCGTCAGGCCCGATGTATGATGACGCTTTATTTACAACCGTAAATACAGCGGCTGGCAACACCTTCAACATTCCGACCATCGATGACACTGCCAAAACTGCGGCGGCGCACACAGAAGGCGGGGCGGTCACTGACGATGGCGGCGAAGATGCAACTTTTGCGCAAAAAACTCTTAGCGCATACGCATTTGACACCGAATGGCTGCGCTGGTCTGCCGAGTTAAACACCGACAGTGTGTTGAACATGGAAAGCCTTCTGGGAGAATTGCTTGGTGAGCGCATGGGTCGGACTGCTAACACGGCGTTGACCACTGGCTCTGGTTCAAGCGCGGTTGAAGGCATTGTGACAGGTTCGTCACTGGGCAAAACTGCGGCGGCAACTGCGGCTGTAACTGGCGATGAAATCCTTGATCTGATCCACTCTGTTGATCCAGCTTATCGCGCCTCGCCAAGCACTGCGATCATGATGAACGACAGCACTTTGTCGGCAGTTCGCAAGCTGAAAGATGGCAACGGAAATTACCTGTGGCAAATGGGAAACTTCCAAGCCGGGGTGCCTAACAGCTTACTCGGCTACAATGTTGTCATAAACCAAGCGATGGACAGCCTTGCGACCGCGAAAAAGGTCATGATCTTTGGCGACATGTCAAAGTTTTATGTGCGTAAAGTTGGCGCGCCGTCGATCTATGTCGCGCGTGAGCGTTTTGCTCCTGACTTTGGCATCCTTGGTTATATCCGCTTTGATGGTTGTTTGGTTAACACCGCAGCAATCAAGCACATGATCACTGCTTAATTAAGATCGGGCGGGGCTATCATGGCCCTGCCCATTCCCTTTTTTGGAAGGTTTTTTAAAATGAAGATTAGAATGTTGACCAGCATGGCGGGTGCCGATTTTTCGCACAACTTTGGCGATGAGATTGAAGTGACCGATGCTGAAGGCAAGCGATATATTGAGGCTGGAATTGCCGAGCCAGTAATCAACGCCACGAAAATTGAACGCGCGGTCAAAAAAGTTGTAAAAAGCAAGGCAACTAAAAAATGACACTGACCGCACAGCACGCGCTTGAATTGGTGACGCCTGCAGTTGCCAATCCAATCTTGTTATCGGAAGCCAAGGCGCAATTGCGCGTTGAGCATAACGACGATGACGTAATTATTGCGCGGCTGATCAATGTTGCGACCGCCTATGTTGACGCTCAAGGCGCGCTTGGTGCTTGCATGATGACGCAGACTTGGGGGCAATGGCTGGGGCAAAATCCCGGCACAGTAACGCTGTTGCTTGGCCCGGTGCAGTCTGTCTCTGCGGTCAAATATTACGACGTCAACAACGCGCTGCAAACCGACACGCTTTCAAATTATAATGTTTTAGGCACCCAAACGCGCAAAATCGTTGCGCCAAAAAACGGGTTTAACTGGCCTGTCACATTTCAGCGCGATGACGCAATTCAAATTCAATACGTTTGCGGATATGGCGGCACTTCGCACAGCGTTCCGCAGAACGTTAGGCACGCGCTTATGATGCTGGTGGCGCACTTGTATGAAAACCGCGAGGCAACTCAAGGCGACAAGCTGATCTCTGTGCCGTTTGGCTTTGACGAAATGCTGGGCCAAAGCCGAGGTCACTGGTATGGCTAGAGCTGGATTGCTGCGCGACCGCGTAACGTTCCAGCGGCTTGACGCTGGGTCAGACGAATATGGAAACGAATATAACAACTGGTCAGATTTAGCGACACGGTCTGCAGAGTTAACCGAAAAAACGGGTCAGCGGCAGGTCGAAGGTGGCGCATTGCAAGATGTGGCACGCGCCATTCTGCTATGTCGCTCTGACAGCATCACAGCGGCGATTACAGCGGCAGATCGCGTAATTGCGCGCGGTATTACTTGGTCAATACAGACGGCAACACAGGCCGACGCAAAAGGCGAAATGCGCGAGTTTGTTTTAGAAAAAGGCGTGGCGTCGTGAAGGTCACAGGTCAGCGCGCTTTATCAAAGCAGCTTGAAAAAATGCCTGACACTGTTCGCGAGGAATTGGAAAAAGTCACGCGCCGATCAACCAAGCGGTATCGTAATTTTGCGCGCAGCATTGCGCCTGAAAAAAACGGCGAAACGATTGCGGCAATTAGCAGTCACGTCATGGTCAACGACAACGGCGTGCTTGGATTTGTAAACTTTAACAGAGGCACTAAAGAGAGCGCAATTAGGCAGGTCAGCATTAGTTATGGCGCAACTCGCAAAGATCGCGGATCGATGCAGGGTTATCAATATATCCAAACCACTCGCAATTTCATTGGCGATAAATTCCAGCGCGCAATTAAACGCGCGGTCAAGATCGGAATGGAGAAAGCATAATGGCTGACGGTTTTGGACTTGCGCTGCAAAAAGGTATTCGCACTCGGCTGATTAATTATACCGATCTGACCGCGCTGATCTCAACGCGCGTATATGATGAACCGCCTGCCTCGGTTGTGTTTCCATATTTGCGTTTTGTTG